TAGGAACTCACCCTCTACCTCTTGGACATACTCCTCTTTGGTAAGTCTCTTAATCTCCTCAATGAATACAGGATCTTCTGCAATAAGTGGGTTCATCATTGACTTGACATGGAACTCTGTCCACATACCTTCTGGGTTTAGAGGCTTGCTGTTCATACACGCTTCATAGAAATAACCTGACTTGGAGAACGGAGTTGATGTAAGCCATACCTTTGCCTGTGTAGCCATACCAGATGGCAGGAAGGCTCTGAGTATGTCTGTCTTAATGAAGGAACATTCGTCCGCAATAATAACGTGTGGGGAATAACCTCTCAGTCCAACACCAGTCTCACCTGTTGCTCTTGTGATGATCTTGCTCATTCCAGTATTGTCTAGAAAGTTAATCCACAGTTCACTCTGAGTGTTTCTTACTATGTATCCCTTGAGAAACTCGTTATTGATTACGAGACTGCGAATCCTGTCGAACATGATGGTTGCTTGATTTTGGGTAGGTGCAGCGATAACTATTGTACAGTCATTCTTTACTGTCTTTAACATTAGAGGTGCAAAGAAGGCAAAGTGTACAGCTTTGGCGGCAGTTGACATGGTTTTACCCACCTGTCTTCCGCTTCTATAGACTATGAATCTGTCTTTACAGTTAACATATTCTTGATTATAGTCAAACAGTTTATGACCTAAGAATACTTCACTAAACAAACTAGCATCTTTAGCACAGTCAGCAATTACCTGCATAAACTCCAGACGTTCTTCGGTCTCACTCTTGGTCGGTCTTGCCAATTCCCTTTGCCTTTATCTGTCTGAATATAGTATTAATATCTCCTTCTTTGGAAAACTCTTTTCTTTCTGTAATTGTTATCTTACTGTTGAGGTCACTAAGTGACTTTACCAGATTCATCAAGACATTGATTTCACTTCTACCGTTCTTGTCTGGTACACCGCCATCAAACTTTGATTGGGTTGCTGTCATCATTACGTTTTCAAATGTGATTTTGGTTACTATATCCATTATCTCTTTTAGGTCTTCTGGATTTCTTGTATCCAACTCATTGATGAATGATATGTAATCTTTTCGTATTACACAAACTGCATCCTCTTCATACTTTGGACATTTGCCATTACCCCCTGCATCTACACTACGATACTTACATTGATCACATAGTGCTGGTATGTCTGCTTCTCTGAAATGCTTGAGACTGTTGTGTGGAGATATGGTTTTTCTCTTATCTTCAGTGACTACAAACTTGTTACCTATACTCTTAATATTGAAAATATCACTGTTTTCTTCCATTATATGACAGTTATTATTTACTATTATTTATAGTTTTTTTTAATCGAAGGATGACCTTTCGTCTGTGAAACACATGCTTGCATAGTCACACATACCATCGCAAAGGAAACACTTGGTTCTCTCAGGCAATGTTTTGTTAGTTAATGCATCTTTAATTATGTTAGACTTGTTTATCATGTCTTCTAATGTTTCTTCAACAGGTCTTAACTTGAATGATAGTATGGCTGGCTTGTCTCTCTTGTCCTTTTCAATTCTATTGCTAATGTAAATGATACATCCAAAGTCTGCCTCTATGTCATAACATTTCTTTAAGAGTACTTTGTATCTATTAATCTGATCCTTGTGTGAATCACTTGCTTTGCTTGTTGCCTTTGAAAAGTAATCAATACTACCAGTTGTTTTCTTGTCACATATTACCCACTTACCGTCTATCTTTAGCACATCATCCGCACTGCCATAAATTATATCAAGGTGTCTTGGATCATCAACAGGGATTGCTAGTGCTTCCTCTCTTGTTAATGACTCATCTCTAACATAGTCATATGCAAAAAACATTTCATGATACTTATCATCTTTTGCTACCTGTGAATTGGAGTGAACTACCTGTCCAAAATAGAGAGACTTTGTACTCTCTGTACTCATACCAGTATCTTTAGTAGTTTTTTTATAGATAACATTACGCATACATGGTTTAATAATATCACTGACGTGAATCACTCCTAGTCTTTCTGTATGTAAAGCCTCCATTTGGGATCTTCTAAACTGAAAATAAACTTCCTCGTTAATATCATCAATCTTTAGCATGTAAAATTTTATGTATTGTGTAATATAAGTTTATGCAATGTTAGTACATTCACAGCCATCTACTGAGCATTGTGAACCTTCATGTTTACTTGCACTGTGTTCACAAATTTCACAAGATCCACTTGGTATCATTACTATATCTGTCATTAGTAACTGTCCTCTATTGTAAAATTGAATGTTTCACTTTGATCTGATATTGCTCCAGCTGAATTTAAGAACTCTATCTCTCCTTCCCAAACACCTGCGTTTGCTATTGCTGTATTTGCTGAAGTTAAGGCATATGATATTTGACCTGTTGTCCTGTCTGCATACGTGGCAGTACCATTAATTATCAAAGTTCCATCAGGTTGCCATACTTTCCATTTGGCAGTAGCATATGTTGATGTACTACTCATATTTTTTGCAGTTCCACTTGATGTTGTAACGTTCATTATTAGTGTGGATGTTGCTCCAGATTTAACATTAAATTCAATTAGTCTACCTGTAAGGTTCATTGACATGTATGTTTTATGCCTTCATGATATAAAAGGATTACTAGTCAATACTTCCAGTTTCTTCATTATCTGTTAATCTAACACTGTTAGTTGTTATTCCAGTTCCACCACTTTGAAATACTGTTACTAAGAATAGCCATCCTTCTGCACCTCTTACATGTACTGCATGACTGACAGTTTTAATCATATTTTTAATTAATGAAGGTGTGTGATTGATATTAACAACTGAACTCATTATCTTAATGAATCCTAGGAACCTATCATCAGATGATACAACATTGGACATTTCATTAACCATCTTAACAATTATTCGTAGTCTCTGTCTAAATGACTGTATGTTTACAGTACTTGTAACCGTACGGAATATATCTTTAGTTTGATGGAATGATGATTGTACATTAACAGCAGTCGTAAATATCTTAAGTAACGTTCTGACTCTCTGTCTAAATGACTGTATGTTCATATTGTTATTAACCATCTTTATCAATGCTTGTTTATTAAACACAGATGATGATATTGATAACACTGATGCAATACTTTGTGTTAACACAGATGCATGTATCACATTAGATGTAACATTCATACCATGACTAATTAGTTTAAGTATTATTCTTACTCTCTGTCTAAATGATTGTATGTTCAAATTACTATTGACCATCTTAAGTAATGACATTTTTGTGACATAATCCCTTGTAATGTTGACATTGGAGTCAAATGATCTCATTATACTTTGTAGTGTGTTATAATCATGATTGACATTCATTTGAGTTGACAAGTATCTCTTTAATGATAGTGTTCTTAGATAGTTTCTTGTAACATTTACAGTACTGTTAATAATCTTTAATATTTCTTTAGCATATTCTCTAAAAGACTGTATGTTTTGATCCTCATTTAACATTTTGACAAGTGACTGTTTGGTAAAGTAGTCTCTGGTTATATTGATGTTTGTATTACTCCACTTGATAAAACCCTGAACAATACTGGTTTCTTTAATACCATTTTGAAACACATTGGTTTGAAATATGTTTTGGAATATTTTAACTGCTTCTATAGAACTTCCAATAATACCTATGTTATGACTAACTGTCTTTACTAACTGTGCTATTCTCTTTCTAAATGATGATACATTTACAGGTTCAATCTTTATTCTAACAAGTGACTGTTTGGTAAAGTAGTCTCTGGTAATATTGATTGTTTTATTTATACAGTGAACAAAACCATGTCCAACTATACTAGACATGTCAATGTTAACTGTACCATTACGTATCTTTAATCTACCTCTTAGAGAGTAATTATCTTTTGTAACATTAACACCATGACTAACAACCTTCAAAAATCCCATGAATACCAATGCTTCTTTTAACACATGGGTATCAAACGTATAGTTTGTAAACACATTGTTTTGAAATATAGAATCAGCAACTTGTGGAGAGGTTATATGTAACAAACTGTTTGCAATTTTTTTTAATATTGATGCATGTGATGTTGATTCTTCTACATTGTTTGTTGAAGCACTTCGTCTTATGATACGCTGTGGTTGAAACAATGTTCCTTGAAATACACTGCCTTGAAACACAGCCTCTTTAAGACTCATGTCAGTGTTAAATATATACTGAAATACGTTACTTTGAAACGGTGAGGTCATTTAAACTCATACCCCTAACTGTTTCACATCTTTTAGTAATGTGTTAAGACTAGCATTTGAATTTCTAAACATGGCTGGATCATTTATCTTTTCTGCTATTTCTTTTTCAGATTCCCATCTTAATCTATATGACTCTTTTTGATGTGCATTAACATCATTAATATCAAAGTCTTGTAGTTTCTTACACTCATCTTTTACTGTTTCCCATATTAGAATTTCTCTTACCCTGTCATGTGCTTCTAATCGTTTATTCATTAATGCAAATTCTAATTGATCAACTTCAATTTTTATCAATTCCTGTTCAAGTTCTTCCTTTCTGTCCTTTGGTTTTGCTTCAAGTTTCAATTTCAACAATTCTAACTCAACCTGTGATTTCTTATAATCAAAAGATGTTTGAATTAAGTTGGTATAGAATACCATCTGCTCTCTAATACTTTGCCAATACTTGCTAGCTGGTGTTGGGAACTTATCATCTGTCAAT